TGTCACCAGATTGGTGCCAAACACAATGACCATCGCTGTGACGATCATCATTCCGATAAAATCTTTGACGTTCTCGCTCATCTTATCCCCCGATGATGCTGTGACCACGACCGCGCAAACACTCATTTAGGCGCATACCGTTGTGATCATACTGGAACCACGCAAGCGACTGCTCCACCAGCTGCTTGCACTCTGAAACATCGCGCTGATACATCGCCGCATCAGTGCTGACGCGCAGATCGGCGACCGGTGCGTATGAGCAACCAGCCGCCAGAACTGCTATTGAAAGGACGCGGATCATTAGGCCGCCCACATTTCTGCTTCGTATTCTTCGCGTTCGGCTTGCGTTTTCTCAGCCACCGGTATCTGGCCGTCATAATAACGCTCAAAACCCGCTTCAGTTTGCCGCTCCGCTTCTGCTTCGGCGTTCATATGCTCAAACTCGCTTTCCCAAAAAGCGCGAACTTGAGCGCACACATCAGCAATAGTTTTTGCAGAAAAACGAGCCTCGTTTGTGCTATCGAGAATGCTTTGCACCGTAGCCACAGCACCCTCACCAGCGAAATTAGTCAGCGAACCAAAAGGTTCAGCACAGCTGTCCACATACAAATCCCAAACTGGCAGGTTAGCTGGTGTGGTCGAACAACGCTTGGCGTTCATTGAAATGGTTTTGGTCATCGGTATCTCCCTTGTTTGTTCCGATGATTAGTTATCCCACATTATCCCCACACACGTCAACAGTTATTCACACTTTTTCTGCACTTTTATTTTGCCGGTCAATATGCGCTCTGATGACAGGGTTCCGGTTATACCAGTCTGATTGCTGTGAGGGTGTGAGCGTTTCCCACCGCGCCAGCATCAGCTTTGCACTGGTCTCGTGCTTGTCCGGCTTTGCAACAGACATTTGCTTTGAAGCTGGTTTCCGGCTTTTATCGCGTCTGATCCAGTTTTGCCAAAAGGCCGACATATCCACATATGCGGCTTTGTCGCCATTCTGCTTTGACCATAGCTTGATGCTGGTAAGTGTGTCGTGCCAGTCTGCACCATTATCAATTGCCCACTCCTTATCAGCCTCTGATGGCATCCAATCTGAAACTTTCGTTTTGCCCTTATTTTTATTTAACGGTTCTTTAAGGGTTATACCTGTCACTGTGACAGGGGTGTCCTGTCTGTGTGATAGGACTGTCTGTGTGACAGGGGTGTCAAATTGCAGGAAATATGACGTTGATCTGCCAGCCCGATGCTTGCGTGTTATCAGCCCCAATTCCTCTAGCTGTTTCAGCTTCCGGCGCACTGTGGCATCGCTTGCGCCAGTAATGTGGCATAAATGGCCCACAGACGGCCAAGCGTAGCCGTGTGACGGATTGTGATGGTTCGCGATACAAATCAACACCAGCTTCGCCAGAGGGTCTTTAATCGGCGTTTCCATCGCCCAGTCCAGTGCTTTAATCGACATCGGACACCTCATAAGCACACGCCATATAACCAGCACCATCGCGGTAATTGTCTTTGTGGTTGGGGTTGCCTTTCATTCTGGCGATTTTCAGCAACGTCATCATAATCCCGACATCAGCTGGCGTGATTTGCGCGTCTAGGTGGTTTGACCAGTAGCGGGCGATCAAGACAAAATTGTCCTCCAAGTCGCCGTGATCAGCTGCACGGTCAACCATCACGCACTCTTTTGCCTCATCTAGTATTTCTGCACGTTTCATTTTTCACCTATAAACTTGAAATTTTCCATCGGATAGTGAGCGACCAGACTGTAATCCTTGACGATCCCGCGATCTGTTCGCCCGCCCAGTCTTGTGTAAAAGCTGGACTTGAAATCTACATAACCCAAACCATCGGTCCATTGAATAAACAAAAAGGCCGGAGTGCTTGCAATATCTGCTAGCTGATGAGCAAAGATAACCTTGTCGAGATGTATCATCGCCGTTTTGTAGGCATCAGACGCACATCGCCGCACTTTTATCTCAGCAAATGCCACAATGTCGGCTTGCCGTGTCAACGCAAAATCCAGCCGCTGATGCGTTGGTAGCTTCAACGCCTCGCAATTGAAATGATTGCAAACACGCTTGATCACTTGCGCTTCGCGATTTAGGTCAGCTTGCGTTTCCATCAGTGTTGATTTCCAGCTTGCAAGCAACGCACTTGAGCGTCTTTTTTTGCGTTTTTTGCAAGGATGTTTTGCATTTCGGACAAACATCTCTGTCTAGTCGCCTCTGAAATGATCCATCACCTTCCTGTATGACGGTGCGTCTTGCTGGCTTATTGTCCAGATCAAGCACCAATGGCGTTTTAACGTCATAACGCTCATATTGCACCCGCATTGACGATATTGGCGGTGTATAGCCATCATCTTCGCGCCGATAGACAGCCACCTCAATCCCGCCTTTGCCTTTGCTAATATGAACTGTCAACTCGTGGACATCAATCCACGTTTCATAGCCAGACAAAACATATTCCCGCGCACCAACAACCCTAGTGTAATCATTCACCGCCATCGTCATCCCCCACCGGTGTCAACATATCACCTTTGCACATTGGACAAAACAGCCCGCTAGTTTCATCGCGGGTTGTGCTGTAATACTCGATTGCCTCACATTCACCAAAAACGCTGTAACAATCCATACAAAACCAGTCTTGCATCACGTTCCCTCCTTTACTGGCCCACATTGAATAGTTACGACCGGCGGCACATCATATTCATTGACGATCCGCAGTGACACTTGCGCCTCTTTGATGTCACCATATGCCCGACACGCATCAAACGATGGGAAGCGCGTATTTTCTCGAACCATCCAGCAAGGATTTGTCGGTTCGCCGCCCGCCTTCAAAATCACACAAAACGCCAATATGCTTTCAAACATCAGCCAATAACTCCCGACAGACCATACAAAAGTCTGTCCAGTCTAGGGTTGCGGTGTATCGCCAGTCATAGGCTTCTACTATGTCCACATTCACCGGCTCACCCAGTCTGATCAACGCTTGGATCGGTATCCGGCATTTTATTGGCTGACGGTCTAGCTTGTAGATCAAGCAAGGCATTGCATCATCGACATTTGCTGATGATCTGGCCGCTGTGCATATCTGATCCCACCATTTTGGATCAACGCGGTCTTTGTATCTTTTGCACTCAATCAGAAAAGGAAATGACCGATCTGGTGTTAGATCGGCCAAGTCTTTTTGTTGGTATTGCGATAGGTTTCTGCGAAATAGCACACCGGTTTCGAGGTGTAGTTCATTAGCCACCCACCTCTCGAAATTGGCACCTTTGTTTCGTCCATTAACCTTGCTCATAAGATCACCCTAGTTGAAAAAAGTGTGAAGCGAAAGAAAAATATTTACAAGTGGGGAAAACTGTTTAATGTGGCGTTATGACTTTGACAAGACAAATCGGCCCAGAGTGGTCAGCCGCTGATCTGACACATCTGTCAGCAAGTCAGCTTTTGAACACTACAGCAATGTGGGTTTTCAAATACATAGCACTCGACAAAGACCAACGCCGCAAAATAGGTGTGGGGGAACGCGCCGCTATCGGCACAGTCGTCCATAATAGTGTTCAAGCTATAATTTGCCACGGTCAAGACATCGGTGACACTATTGAGCAAGCGAAAATTGACTTTGATTTTCACGATGCAAATCAAGATCAAGTGTTGCGCGACAAATTTCGGACTTGCATTGCCGGAATGGTCGGAAACGCGGTCACAGCTTTAGTCGATGCCAATTTTACTGGTGCTGTTGAGGAAGAACGCATTGAGTTGTGGCTTGATGGCGTTGACGTGCCGATCATCGGATACGTGGACTTGCTACAGCCGAAAACGATGTTCTGTGAAATGAAAACCAAAGCACCGCGCAAAACTAAGGTGCTGAAATCTGGTGAACAGGGTTGGTCGAAAGCAACACTGCCGAAAAAGCCGGAGTTTAATCACCTTTGTCAGTCAGCCATATATCAAGCCGCTTTGGGTGTGACACCTTCGATCTGCTACATAGCAGAACACGACTGTCAGATGTTCACGCCATTCAATTGTGACGAATTGAAGGCCGACAGTCTGGCTCACGCGCTAGAGGAAATGCGGCAAAAGGCACTAATCAGACAAAATCTATTGAGGGTCAGCAATGACGCCAAGACACTGGCATCAATCACTGATCCCGATTGGCAACACGCCTTTCAGTGGCGTATGGAACCAGAGTTTGTAGAAAGGGCAAAACAGCTATGGAAACAGTAAAAGATGGCGCATTGTTCGCGGCTTTGTCGGCGTTTAGGTCGGCGACAACGGTGGGCAAGTCTGGCAAAAATCCGATGTTCAAAAGCGAATACACCACTTTGGGTGACGTTCTGGCGGCGTTAAGCACGTTGCAGGAATACGATCTGGCTTTCGAGCAACATCTGCACGGCAATTCGCTTATCACAACAGTTTTCCATCTTGGAAATGGCGCAAGTTTCAGCAGTGACATTGAACTAAAGCCCGAAAAAGACACGCCACAATCGTTTATCAGCTGCCTTACCTACTACCGGCGGGCATCACTGATGACAATGTTCGGGTTGAACGCCAGTGACGATGATGGCAATATGGCAAGCGGTCGAGGCGTGGTTCCCTCCCTTCCACGCCGCGCCGGTGCGGGTGGTTCGCATTCCTCCGATGCGGCCCCCGCGCCCCTCTCCACAGACAATTTAGTTTTGCAGCTTGACGGCTGTAAATCAGTGCGTGATGTCAACGCACTTTACACAAAGCTGTATCAATCCAAAGGATTGAAAATCAGTGATGAACACCTAAAAATGTTTTCCAAAAGGAAGGAAGAATTACAATGAACAGTTGCACTTTCACCGGTCGCCTTGGCAAAGATGCGGAAACGCGGGACGTCAGCGACACAACCGTGACTAGTTTTTCTCTTGCGAGTGATGTTGGATATGGCGAGAAAAAATCAACAGTCTGGCTTGATTGCTCAATTTGGGGCAACCGTGGGGCCACGCTTCAACCGGCTCTGGTCAAGGGCGCAGAGATCACAGTTATCGGAGAACTTTCAGAACGCGAATATACGAACAGTCAGGGTGAAACAAAAAAAGCCCTATCGCTTCGCGTTCACAACAACAGTTATCCATCTTTGCGGTCTAGTGAGCAAAGTGCGCCGGCGGCTACACCAGCACCATCAGAAACTGCGCTGGACGATGACATACCGTTCTAAAAAACGTCAAATCGCACCACGCCAGCCGCGCTTTGAAAAGTGCGTCTGGTGTGAGCGTAACGTCAACCTAAATGACAATGATTGGGTTTGTGATGGTGACAAGCAAGTTGTGCATTCCGATTGTTTCAATGAAAGATGGGGAATTATCAGAGATGAAAATCGAAAAAAACGTGCCGATCCCTAAGATGGGCAGAGGTGATTGGGATTTTCTGGAAAATATGGAAGAAGGCGACAGCATCTTTTTCGAGACAAAAACCGCAGCGATGCGGTGCCGTGATGCTATGCGTTATCGTCATATGGGATACCGGACCAGCAAAGTGGGTGGCGGCTATCGCGTCTGGTACAAACCTACTTGCGAAAACCCTTGATGCCTCTGATGCCAAAAGACGCGCCGATTGACGCATACATCGCCCACTGGAACCAGTCGGGCGTTTGCTCTAGCGCGGCAAAACCTTCAGCAACATATGGCTGTGTCCACGGCAGAAAACAGGCAACGACAATGGCGATGAAACAAATTGTCCACGCCTCATCCTTCCAACTGTCCTGACTGCCCTGCGCCATTATTTTTTCCCAGCCAGCCTCGTGCGTGGCGGCTACGCGCATAACCTCTGCCTCTGCCTCTGCCTTGGCGACCTTGACCTTGTTCACAGCCGCTTGCTTTTCGGCTTTGCCTTTCAGCCAGCCGCCAGCCAGTTCAGTGATTGCCGGAATTAACATCTGGATCATTTGCTTTCATTCCCTATCCACACCGCAAATGCGCCGGTTGCTGCGCCGACAATAGTGCTGACAAATGCGGTTTGTTGTGTCGTTGCATCTGGCCCCAAAGACATAAACCAATCGCAAACATTCCACGCCATTAAGGTAAACGCCAACATCATAAAACGCGGCAACAATTTCCACTCTAAAATACGCTCAAATGTCATTTCAGCCATCTGCAAGCCCTCTGAGCCGCTTCACCAATCTTTTGGCCCTGTTAGGTACTTGATCGTGCCAGCGGCTGTCTACGGCCTCGTCAGCGGCCTTATTCCAGTCTTGTGCCTCAATCGCCGCCCGAAAGTTGACGAACTTACTGAAACGCGGATAACCAAGATTGAAACACATATTCGCGCAGATCAATTGCGCCTCTGCCGGTAGTTCGGTCCAGTTGCTGAAAAGCCGGTGGCAATCCTCAATGGTGACAGCAATATCCAGCGCAAACGCTTGCCGCACACGCTCATCATCAACCGGTGTGCCAATAGGTTGACCGTGTTCTGGATCGTGTTCGCGGATCATATGCCCAATGCCAAATGTCGGTAGGCCCATCGAGCATAAATATATCTCGAACTTGACGCCCTCATCAGCGGCTAATTCTTCACGCAATTGGTCGATATTCATTTTATTCGCTCCTGCACAATCTGCACCGCCCGATCCCAACTGTCTTGTTCAAGATGCGGCGTATCGGCGTAATGCAGCGGACGCCGTTGGCTGAACTGCGACACCGTTTCGGCGGCGTAAAAGGCAACCCGCCTATGATCCAAAAAAACGTGTGCAATTATATCAATCTCCGATGGGTCTGGCAGATGCTTTTTCTTGTTTCCGCTACCGTTCTGAAAATGCCAAAACGGTTTGTGCTGTCCTGCAATCGCCGGTTTCAAACTGCTGGTCTTGATCTGTATCCTCAAAAATATATCTTCATTGAAAGCAATCGCGTCAATCCTATCCATCGGACTGTGGACGACAGACCAGTCGCCTTCTAGCCGCATAATCGCGGCGCAACAAATAAACTCACCAGCAAGACCAGTGCGCGTTGACACCTACAGCCAGCCTTTCATCCAACCAACCCAGAAAATCAACCCGCCGCCCCCGACAAGCACAAAACCGCCAATGATTATAGCCGCAAAAAACCGTTCGCGCATCTTCGCTTGATGTTCCAGCAAGTCTTTTTGTATCTGACGCTGACGTGCAATTTCAGCTTGCAATGCCTCCCAGCTGCCGTGCGGCGCGTAGAGCATAAACACCTCGCGCAGTTGCTTGCGGGTTTGTTCCAGTTCGTGCTTTTTGAAAAAGTTGTCGATTGCAACAGCTTCCGCGCCAGTCACTTTGCTGAAAATGCTGTTTTTCTTTTTGCTTGCGCCAAAATTCAACGCGGCTTCAGCTTCGGCGTATTTCTTAATCGGGCCGGATAAGCTGTGCAAATCCTTGCCCGCCTTGATTGCGCTCGATATGGCGGTGCTGCAAGTTGTGATCACGCTGATTGCGCTGATAGGATCAATCATAAATGCGTGTTCCTTCTGCTACATCCACCGGCAAACAATAGCTGGTGATTTTATTTGGCCCTTGTTTTGTAAGCGTCTGCGCTATGAACGTGCAATCTAGCAAATCGCGGAAATACCAAGCTGGACTGACCTTCTGTCCATCCACAAAGACCAATAAAAGGAAAGCCGCCTCAACCACATCAGTCGCGGCCTGTCCATTTTCGCACTGTGTCTGTTTCCCAGATGCGGATGATGACCCAGATACCAGTGATTAGGGCAACAGCGTCAGGTGCCATTTCCAGCCACGCCGCAAAGGTTCCTGTTCCTGCCGCTACGTCTAGGATAATTTTCTGGTCCTCAGTCATCATCAACCCCAACAGTTAGTGTTACGCCCAGCTTGCTGGTACTGCCTGACGCATTGGCGGTGATGCCATCTCAGCCATCCGCTCATCAAGAACAGCCTGCAATTCAGCCTCAGTCTTGTCGAGCGATGCCAGTGTCTTTTCCTTCGCCCAATCAGGTGTGATGTCGTCAAAGGCGATGTAATCAGGACAGCCTTCCTCTGGCGTTGCTACAGCCGCTGTGCCGTATGCTGAGACAGACAGTGGATTGCCTTCAGCGTCAACAACGCTACTGCTGGTAGCACTGATGCGCCAGTGAATCGTGGTGATTAGGTCCAAGTGACCGTTTTGTGGTTGGTTGCAGACGTCAAAGTTAAACGCCCAATTATATGTGTTAGCCATAGGTTAAACCTCCTGTTCGGCCAGATGTGCCGCATAAGCATCCTTCACGGCTTGTGTGTGTACCGCCGCACAGATAGCTTGCACCTCTGCGCTTTCGCCAGTGATGTCATCGTCAGGTGCTACAACGTGCCTGTGATAGCTACGGCTAATCTCAACGCCATCACGCTTGATGACTGTTGCGGTGCGAACTTGCACGTGCTTGTAGTCGCCCACCACCTCGATTTTGTCTTGGATTGTTTCTTCTGTTAGTGCCATTTTTATCTCCTTTGGCTGGACTGTCTGCCTCAATCATCCGAATGAGGTAGTTAAGAATCTGTCTTATATGTCAGAGAAATCATTGCGTATTTTGTACCAGTGCCGCTAATAGGAAGCGTGCTTGTTGAATTTGCATTTAGAAATTCCATTTGTGTGTTTGTAGGTTTAACAAAGCCTTGACCTGTGCTACCCGCAAATGTTTCGTGCGTAGATGTGAACGGTGTGTAATAACCGTTATTTGTAAAAGGAAGTCCGGTTATTCTAGCGTTTCCAGTGCCTACTGAAGTCACAGTTAGAGTAATATAGCATCGGACATTTACAAGATTGCCAACTTTAGTGTAGGTAGCACTTTCTATACTAGTGCTAACTACAGCATCACCATTAGCACTAGTAGCACTAGGCGTCCAAGTCCCTTCCTCATAGTCATCCAGATAATTAGCCGCACCAGTGCCGCCCAAGTAGACACCGCCTGCTAGGTAGAGGTCACTAAATCTATTTGTTGACAACCCAAGACTATAATAATCATCCCTTGGACTTCCTGTTGAATCCGCTGGACACAAAGAATCAGCAACAAGAGCTATACCACCGCCAGTGCTTCTAACGAAATAAGGCGTGCTAGTTTTAGTACCAATGCTAGCCACAGTGGTGCCGGACCTCCGAAACTCTGCAAGAGTGCCATCAGTTCCTGTCCGATTTAATCCCAAAACAGGGCCATTGTATCTAGCCGCATCTAACTTTCCGTCACCACGCAAGTTCAAACCATTGTCTACGCTAGAGTCAGCATTGTTATCGTAGACAGTTGTGTCAGTCGTCCCCACCAGCAAGTCGCCGCCGTCGATGCGCATACGTTCTGTGTTTGCTGCACGGAAAATTTGGCTACCACTAGACCCAGATGTGTAGTAGTTATCTCCATTTGCTCCATAACCGATTAAGAAAGCCTCTGTTGTGGTGCCAGTCATTCCTCTGATGTCTAGCTTTGCTGCAACACTGCTAGTCCCAATGCCCACGTTTTGACTGCCGTCAATTGTTATTGCATTTGTCCCTGCTGTTAACAGAGCCAAAGTTTCAGCGTTTGCGCGCACAGCAGTATAACCTGTTGTGCCGCTTCCTTTCATTTGAATGTCACTATTTGCGGCGGTGCTTTCTATTGTGGCAACAGTGATGCTTCCCTTCGCGTGTAGCGCAGTGTCAGGGGATGTTTCACCCAGCCCAAGCCGCTGTGTCGAGGCATCCCAGAAGAAACCTTGCGTGGTGCCTGTGCTGTCGTAGAAGCTGATGTCGCCGTTGGCTGCGATTGATAGTCTGCTTTTTACTGAGCCATCCGATGTGCGTATATAAAGTGCTTCATTCGCATCAGTAAGTGTTACATAACCAGTGCCGCCGCCAGTTTGAGTTAGCTGTAAGCCAGTTCTGGCACCATTAACAACAGTAATAGGATTTACACTGCCATCAACAGTCAGCCCATCCGCAGTCAGCGTTCCGGTGATGACAATGCCATCGGTGCGAGTGGATAGTTTTTCACTGCCGTAATTGTAAAGTCTTGTTCGTCCATTAGAACCATCGGCTTGAATATAAAGCGCCTCTCCACCAGAACCATCATCAGAGTAAATCAATACATCTGCATCTGGTGTGGTGTTGCGAATAAGTAGACTACCATTACCAACTTGGTCTATAAAACTTTGCGACCCATCGTGATACAGCTGTAAATCCCGCGAATTTCCCAGACGTATTTTGTCATTATCCCCCAAATCAACCGTCTGAACTGTAGCAGTGTCAACCGTCACAGTTGTTCCCTGCACCGTCAGATTGCCGCCAACCGTCACGTTGCCAGTGGTGTCAACTGTCGTGAAATTACCGGTTGATGCTGTGGTCGAGCCGATAGGCGTGTTGTCAATCGTGCCGCCATCAATATTTGCGCTAGTGATGTCAACTTGTGCCAGAACATCTTGCTCGATAGCGTTGTTTAACTCTGCGCGGCTGATTTTCTTTGTGACTGAGCCAGAGGTGTCAACAACCACAAAAAAGTCATCGGCTGCAGTGTCTGCGCCATTGATAACGTCTAATTCTGAGATTTTTTTGTCAGCCATTTTGCCCTCTAAGTCTTGATAATGTAATTCAACACGATTGTCGGCTGCACGTTGTTGTGAGCCTCATCGCCGCCGGTTGATTGTGTTGAATATGTGATGTTTGAATGTGCGCCCGACACCCAATTACCGGTATAACCCACACCGTTATCGTTGCCCAGCTGTGCGCGGCTGTTCTCACCCATTGAGTGCGTGTGTGACGGCAATTGCGCCTCTGTCAGCGTGTGCGTTTCAGAGCCGCCAGTCGCACCCAAAGTGTCGCCATTCAAGCCACCAGGCTGGTTAGTGAGGCGATTGGCTGACGTGCCGCCCATATCATCCTGACCCGCAATGACACGGCCACGCAAATCCGGCACATTAAATGATGCCCCAGAGCCTCCATAGGTGTAGCCAATTGCGGCAAACAAATCAGCGTATGTGCTTGTTGACAAGGACTGACCATAACAAAAAAGCCAGTCTGTCGGCGCAGACGTTCCGGCGTATGGCATCATCGCACCAGCTGGCAATGCCGCAGCTTGTGCCACGCGCAGAGGCGTCATCAATTCAGTGTTATTGGTTCCGGCTTTTGCTGTCGCTTCGGATGCGATCTGTAAGTCGATGATTTTGGTGCCAGTGCTGTCAAGAATGTCGATGCCAGCCGCAGATGCCGCTTTGACGCTGTTGGAAATCAACTTGACGCGGCTATTTGTGACGTCCATTTCGGCCACAATGATCCAGTTCGCATCATTAGCATCGCGCATTTTCAGATAATTGTTGGCGGTATCGTGCCACCACATACCGGCATATGTGGTTGATGGCGCGGTTGCACTGCCATTATTCGTGGCAATCGCCTCTAGCGCATCGTTCAAATCGGCGCGAAAAGCCGGTGTCGTCTGATCCGAAATTACATAATCGTGCGTTGCCATTTAATACCTCACAGTGGCGGCCAACTCCGACAAAGCCGGTGTCACGTCATCGCCAGTTGATTGCAATTCTACCCGAAACCGAAAAGCGCGTCCACTAAAGTCCCCAGACTTGAAACGCTTGTACGCAGACCACGTTGGCGATCCAGCAGGGTCATCATCTGTCGTGCTAACAAATGTTATAACGTCAGTGTCAGCAAAAGATGAGCCGCCGGTCAGATCATCAAAGTTACCGCCAAGACTGTCAAAATTTCCGGTTAGCGTGTCAAACGTAACAGTCGCCGCATCGTTTATTCGCAAGTTGTCAATTTCAGTGCTACAACGCGCCACTCGCACGCTTCCGGTATCGATGTAGTTACTGAAATCATAAGTTGCTGTGGTTGGGGCAGTTGATGGATCGGTGATCCGCAACCGGTTATCAACAACGCTACAGCCAGTTTTAGTGCCAGTAAAGGTGCTATGCTCTGTCTGTCGTTGCGTTGTGCCATAGATGTCTAAGTCCTCTGCTCGCACAACGATTGATGTTGCGTTGACCGACTGGTTGCCAGATTTGTCATATGCCTTGATCAAATAGGTGCCAGACTGCGCCGGAACAATCACGCTATTGGCTGGCCGCGCCACCTTGTTGACAGCCGTGATTGCGTTGGCAAAGGTTGCGCCACTCTCCAAAAAGCTGTGCCGGATGCGATAGAATGAGAGATCAAGATCGGCTACAGGTTCCCATTCCAGCAAAATGCCAGACGATCCCACGTTGAAGCTGAAATCGGTAACGTCAGCCGGTGGATCGGCTAGGTTTTCAACGCCAAAATTGGATACGATAGAAAAATCGCCTTTGATGCCAAACGTGTTGATGCCCCTGGCCCTAATGTCATAACTGTCATCTACAACGTCAATGATTTCAAATTTGCCCAGATCGCCAATCCCAGCGGATATGTAATCTGTATCTGTAGACTTTTTGAACTGCACCTCTACGTTGTCGATCCGCTCCGGCGCGTCTGATGTTGTTGTCGCCACGATCACATTGGTCAGATGCTCGTTGATAATCCGCGCCTCTGACGCCACCGCCAGACCGATGGCCGGAACGTCAAACGGATCAGCTAGTGTCGTGTTGTTGGCCTCAAACGCGGTTTCTTCAGCAGACCAGTCGTAGACCGCTGATGACGTTTCGCGCAGTGTCATATTGACAAGCATATCGCCGTTATCGTTAGGCGAAAACGACCAGTTCACAACCTCAAACGGCTTTTCATCAAATCCAGCGCGTGTGTTTGTGAATTTTACAACGTCACCGACTTGCAACTGAAACGCCCGCAATCCGAACGTGGCTGATAGTGTCAGCTGTTCGCGGTTCTGGAAAAGAGCTATTTTAGCTATTCTTTGCGCGGCTGATGATGATGACACCAGACCCAGTTCCAAATCCATCGCGCTTTCTTGCCCGCCGTCAGCCTCGATGAATGTCGTTGATCTGATTTCTGGAAAGTCACTAAACTGCCAATTGCTTTCGGACCCGCGAAACTTGCCGCGCACAATATTGAAATTGTCGCGGCGGCTGTGACGTGTTTGGATTGATACATTCGAGCGCAAATCATCTTCAGTCAGTGTGAATGTTGGCGTGACATATGCTGCCGCCTTCATTCGCCACTTGCCTTGAGCATACCAAAGCATCCCACCCATCGGCCTCAGAAGCGCATCAAGCGTCTCTGATGGCTTGTTGCCGGTTGTTATGGCACCGTTGGTTGTATATCGTTTCTCAGTGCCGCCAGCGGCCAGCGCAACGCTTTCATCACAGATGCCCACGGCTGTCGCAATTAGCGTGTCATCAATCTCGTCACTGTCAGATGCCAATCCATAAGCCGCCGCCAAATAATCCCGCACGATAAGCGCGGAATTGTCCGACCAAGCGGTTGTATCGGTCGCCGGATTGTAGACCTTTTTGCCTTTAACAACCGCGCTGATGTTAGGTTCACCATTCGGGAAAGCGTCAGCGTTGAACTCTAGCCGCGCATAAATGTAGCAAATGCCCTGCAGTCGATGGTCAGCAGTCCACAAGCCGTCACTTTCGTTGATCAGATCGGCGTCTGCCGCTTGTGTGGCTGTTCCAAGGTGCGTTTTGATCCGAACCTTGCCAACATATTTATCCGGCGCAGTGACCTCGCCATCGCCGTCAAGCGTCAATGCCTCATCATTCAGATAAACAGTCACAATTTCTTCGCACTCGTGACCAGCCAACGCGACCACAATATGCAGAAACTTATTGTTGTCTGTGGCCTCTTTGTAGACAATCACGCCGCCCACCTTTGTTTCACCATAGATGATTTGGTGATCTGCTACCGGCGAAACACCGCTGACCAATATTGCTGACTGTGATGGTTCTGATTGACGCACACCACGCGGCTTTGGAGATAGTGCATTAAGAGCGAACTGCAAAGCGGCTGATGCTAGAAACCGTTCGCCAAAATACGCGAAAATCCCCCCTGCTGTTGTGATTGTTGCCGCTGAAGCTAACGCAGTGGATGCCGCCGCAGATACAACAGCCGCAATGATCAAACCGAAACCAAAGGCGTGGGCCGGTTCAGCGTAAAAGATTATTGCTGAAAACAGAAATATAGCCGCAAACATTATCCCCGCCCCCAGTTGAATTGCTTGTCTTGCAAATCTTCAACAAACTCCAAACCCTTGTCGTTTGGAAATCTCGCTTTTTGGTTCTGGTCAGTATAGCGGAAAATGCGTTCACGCTCTAAGTCTATCAGTCGGCTTTCTATAGCCAGCACAATGGTTGAGGTGTCTGGCCCTTCATCTATATTCATCTGGTCAATATAACCGGTGAACAATTCCACAACTGGCGTGACATCGCCCTCTGTGATGTCGATCCGGCCACTATCTTCGCGCAAAATATATGTGCCATCTTCTGCTTTTAGATAAATACGGTTCGCATCAATCGCGCCGAACATAATTTTGCATTTCCGGCCCTGATACGGTTCTGTGAGCGCAAGCGATATGAGGTTGCTAGGTATGCCAGACAGTGTGATTGTCGCGCCTCTGGCCGCAATCTCTGCGGTTTCTTCCATCTCTGAGATCGCAAGGAATTGACCGGTGCCAGCATATGTTATGCCGCCAGTCGTTAGATCGCCCAAACCAGTCCAGAAATATAGATTTTCACTGTCCAAAAACAGTTGAACGCCGAAAAAAGGTTGTATTTCGGACGCCTCAAGCGCGGTGGCAATGCCGGTTGTGATGTCACGGCTGGCCATTACGCCACCGCCTCAACCGCCGCAAAGGTGATGCCGTAGAAACTGGCGTTATTGATTGACCAATCTGTCTGATTGCTAGATAGCCGGAACACGCCGACAGTATCGCCAACAACAATTGTCGCATCATCTGATGGTGCAGTGCGAATATACGGCCACAACTCCAAGGTTGCTTGACCGGATGCGTTGCTGTCTACGTCCTGCAAAACCTTGTGCAAGGTCGCAGACGATCCACCGCCCAGCTGAATATAATCGCCAGCTTTCAAATAACCAGTCGCAGAGGCTGGCAAGCCGTCAACAGTCAATGACCCACCGGTCTGATCTGCGCCATTCACAACCGGCGTTCCGGCAGTCACTGACGCGCTTCCTCGCGCTGATGCGGCATTCGGATCACCCATTGTGAACGTGCCTCGTGCGCCTTGCAGAGACACCAGAAACGCAATCCACGTTTCAGCATCTGCCCGCGTCATAGGCGGCAAAGTCACCTCTGCTTCCCACCGTTGACCTTGATGCGCGATAACTTGTTGTTTATAGGTGAATGGGCTGCTACTGACCGCAACTGCGTTGACTGCGCGGAGATTGATTGACGCGATACCGGCAACGGTCGGCAATGTGAGTGGATATGTTATAGCCATTTTTCACCCCTAAAATGCAGCCGCGAATGAACCGCCACGCCGTCTTGCATCAAGCACTGCACTCTTGGCCGCATTGCTAATTTGCGGCATCATCTGCATAACCTCTGCCCGAACCGTTTGCTGAACGCCAGTTGATACGTTGATCGTTTGATTAACAATTACGCCACCAGCCGACATCCGATCATTTGGCACAATCGCGCCCGAACTGTTAGGCACAAACATTTCTGGCCCGCGTTCGCCGACGACATAAGCCGAACCAGACTGCACCGGCCCGCCAATCGCCTTCAACCCACTAACTTGGAAACCCATAGCTTGCGCCAGTGGGCCGGTGATGCTTTGTTGTATCTGCATTCTGATCATATCGCTGATGATTGATCTAGCCATCGCCTTGAACGCATCTTTGACTGATGATGTGCGGTCGATGATGCTGACAAGCGCATCCTCTAGCGCATTGATGCCGTTCATTCTGACATCGTTTGCCGTCATCAAAACTTTTTTGAGCGTTTCCTCTAAATCCTCACTGCCCTTATTGAAATCATTATTGGCGTCATTTGCCCTGTCAGAAGCGATACCAAGCGCATTGATTTTTCTTTCCAAATCTTCAAAAACATCAACCAGACCTAGATCACTCTCATTTAAGGGCTCTAATTTTTTTGCCCAATCAATATCAAGGGCTTTGCCCACGTCATTTGAAAATGCAATCACGCGGTTGAGTTGACGGATTGTTTCACTTGTAAAGGCTTCAATGCCCTCTGCGCCGCGCTTGAAGATGCGAATGATGGTCAACGCGAGGTTGCGGCCAAACTGTTCGATCCCGCCCGCGTCTTTAATAGCATCGACCACATTTGTTCTGATGCTGTCAGCAAATGTGCGAAACGCCGGTGCAAGCGAACTGACAATGCTATCGCGCACACCTCTAAACAACGATGTCAGTTTGACAAAGCTATCATTCGCGTCCTCAACGCCTTTGACGGCATTGGCTGACAGTACAACGCCAAGGTCATCAACCTCGTCAAACATCTCTTGCAAAGCCGCTGTGCCGCCTTGCAGGGTGTTTATGAACGCCACACCTTCACTATCGAACAGCTTGAACGCCAGACGCACACGGTCGCCACTGCTTTCGACTTCCTCAAAAGCGTTTGCCAATTCGAGCATCTGCTTTTCAAGCGGCTGTTGCGCCAATTCACGCGCATTCAGCCCCAGTTCGATCAGTGCGTCTTTTGCTTCGCCGGTGCCTCTAGCGGCCTCAGACAGACGCCGTGTGAAGCGTTGCACAGCCATATCAACGGTGCGCGTTTCAACGCCAGCCAGTTCGGAAGCGTATCGGAGTTTTTGCAGTTCGGCAGTGGTAACGCCTAGCTTGCTGGCGGTCTTGCCAAGGGCGTCAATGCTATCAAGTGACGACTTGACCAAAAAACCAAGGCCAGCGGCACCAGCCAAGCCGACCAGTGCCGTTTTCATACTGAGAATTGAACGCCCAACACCGGCTAACGCTCTATTTAGACCGCGGAAAACCTTGCCGGTTGTATCTTTGGCCGCGATTACAATCTGGAGTTTATTCTGTGCCATCTTGTAAAATCCTAAAATAAGCGAACCATTCGTTGATTTCCTCCAGCGTCAATTCTTCAATCTCAGCTTGCGTCTTATGTAAGCGATCCGCTAAGGCCATAATGTTTAGCCGTAACGGATCGGCCTTCAGTTTTTTTCCGCTTGCTCAACGTCTACAGTTTCGCCGAACATTTGTCCGGCAACCTCTGAGATTACAGCAACCGTTTCACGCATCAGATGAGGCTTATCTTCTAGCGTAAATGCTTTTGCCCCATCTTCCATTTCTGCTTTGTGGATAATCAAATCAACCATTCCGGCAATTGTCATATCGTTCAGAAAGTTTTTGTGCTTGCGCTGCAATCTATCTATATCGCCCGCCGTGATCGGCCCACAATAAAGACGCAACGGCACATCATCCTCGCCCCATTCCGGAACGTCAATGATGCGCCTTTGTGTATTGCGCCGCGCAGCTATTTGCGCTCCCAGTGACATCTAGTTATGCCACCGCGCCGCGTGTCAGTGCGCCAGTGCCTTGGAAGCTGAATGATGCCTCGACCATTCCATCAGCTGATGCAGTAACATCGGCAGATGTGATGATGACGTCACCGGTCAGATAATCGTCTGTGCTGTCTGAACCCTCTGGGTAGACGGTCAAAGTCAACTCAGCACCAGCGACCATACTGTCTTGCGATGCGTCAGTTTCGTCAAAATAGCACTCAACCGAACCCGAAAAGTTTTTCAGGCCGACTTTGTAAGTGCGGCTGGCATCACCCATCGTGGTGTCCTCGATGGTGTCTGCATTTTCTGTGATGGTGTAGGACCGGATTTCGCCGATTGCGGTGTCGCTGCCGACAGTGCCTAGCTTCACCGTTCCTTCTGAGCCTGTATGTGTTGCCATTGGATCAACTCCTTATGCGGCGGTTTCAACGTCATTTTCAGCTGTACGATACTGCACAGCCACGGTAAAGCGGCCAACGGCAACCGGCTGTTCGCCGTCACCACTAAAATCGGCCTCGAACGCCGTGACTTGTGCATCTTTTGCCAAGCCGCCTAGCGTCACGTCACTTGCTATTGCTTCCTCGACCTGCACTGCAATCGTGTCCAGTGTGTTGTCGTAGTTAGCGGTTGCGCTAACATATGCTTCAACAGCAATATCTAAATTCCTTTGCGTTGACCGACTGATCGTCATTGTGTCGAACTCAGTGGTCTCGCTTTTTGTAAATATACACAAACACGGCAGCTTTGTCTTTTCCAAAGGATAGATGCGGCTCCGGAATACATTTGAGCCGGTTGTCGTCAATCCAGTCAGCGCGGTTACAACCGCATCGCGTATTTGCTTGCGAACGTGAGCCATCAGTCTAACTCCAACACAAACACAGTCATACCGGTTCCATCGTCTTGCACGATCCGCACTGTGTAGTTGATTGAGTTGATCACAATCGCGTCACCTTCTGCCGCTGTTGCTACGTCTGCCGTGCGGCACTGAAAGCGTGGTTGTTGTAAGGCAATTCCGACACCCGCGCCGGTTTCTACCTCAACAAAGTCATTGTCAAAAATGCCGTTGACCGTTGTGGCGATGCCGCCGGTGGGCGTATAGGTAGCGGCGACACCGAAATCATCAATGCCCACAAAAATCGCCCGATCATCTGCACTCTCAACAGCCATTTATTTCTTTTTCTTTGCCCGCTTTGTCAGTGCTGCGGCACTCTTTGTTGTCAAGCCGATAGCGCGGTCAGTCAGACCTAGCTTGTCCTCATATACCTCAACGCGGCCAGTGTTGACCAAATCCAGCCCGATGTTCTCAGGAACCTCTAAAATGTCACCGACAACGTGAGCCACGCCTTTGACGACAATGTTTCTTTTGCATTTAACTTTCATATCAACCCCCAGTGGGAAAAGGCAGGGCGACCAGAGCCGCCCCACCAGTTATTTAGGCATCAATGTCCAAGCAAGCCGCAAACGACTGTGCGTGACGGACAGCAATGTCCAGTTCCTGCATCACGCGGATACGAACCGCGCCAGATGATCCAGCTGTGTACGGATCAATGAGGATGTCTGGTGTTGAGAAAAAGCCCATCATCAACTGTGAGAAATCACCGAAGATCATCGCTGACGCTGTGGTCAGGGTGCCTTTGGTGAGGTCTGATGGCACGTTGTTGGTGACAGCCAAGTTGTAACCATAAAGCTGGTTCCAAGGCGCATCAAGCAACATAACGCTGTCAGTTGAAGCAACTTTTGATGTTGACGCCATCAAAGATTTCACTTTCGGGTTGGTCAGATACGCAAGGGTGTTGCCGTTGATCGCGGCGTTGTCCACCTCAACCTCTTTGACGAGGTTTACGATGTCATCCCAAGCAATCGCGCCACCGTTGGTGCCGATAGCAACTGAACCAATGCCAGCTGTGTCGATGATACCAGATGGCTCGTTTGACCCGCCACCTTCGATAGCAACGTCCTCAACCTTCTGAGCGATAGCGTTCAAAAGATCGTCACGAACAATCTGCTCAACAGATGGGTCAGACTGGATCATAAGCAGACGTGAAACGTCTGTGAATGCGCCCAGTGACTTTGGTGACATTGTGATCTGTGAGAACACAGCGTTCACCTCA